CCAGCAGTCGTCGTCGAAGGCAGACCGGGCCATGGTCGACATGCGGGCGACGATGCTGTCCCTCGCCCCGGCCGCGATCCCGGTCGCTGTCTCCCTCGCCCCGATCGCAGTGCACGCGGGCGCGGCCGGGCTGGCGGTCGCGGCGTTCGGCGCTGCGGTGATCCCGCAGATCGGGAATCTGAAGGACGCGGCCGGCGCGCAGGACAAGTACACGCAGGCCGTCACGAAATACGGGGCGCAGTCGAAGCAGGCCATGGCGGCACAGCAGGTCGTCGCGGACACGCTGTCGGGGATGCCGAAGGCGACGCAGCAGGCGTCTGCCGCGTACTCGAATCTGCGGGACAAGTTCCAGGCGTTTTCCGACAGCAACGCGAAGTTCACGATGGCTCCCGTCGAGAAGAGCTTCGCGGTCCTCGGACAGATCCTGCCGAAACTCACCCCGATGGCTCGGGGCGCGTCGACGCAGCTGGACCGGCTCGTGACAGTCGCGGGCGGCGCGATCAACACGTCCGGGTTCAACGCCTTGTCGTCGAGGGTGTCGGACTTCGCGAACAAGAGCCTGAAGAACGCCACGGACGGCGCGATCCACTTCATGCGGGTTATGTCGGAGGGGAAGTCGTCCGGCCCGATCGCGTCGTTCTTCGCCTACGCCAAAGCGCAGGGGCCGGCCGTCAAGGAACTGCTGACGAACGTGACCAAGGCTGTCAGCAACCTGCTTCAGGGCGCGTCGCAGGCGGGCCCGGGGATGCTGTCGTTGGTCAACGCGTTCGCGAAGCTGGTGGCGGCGGTGCCCCCGTCGTTGGTCGGCAACTTGATGCAGGTGTACGCGGCGTTCAAGCTGATCAAGCTGGCGGGTGCGGGGATCGGTGTGGCCGCGGAGGGCATCACGTCCCTCCGGACAGCTATCACGGGGCTGACTGCGGCGTCGGCTGCGGCGGGCGGCGGGATGGCGGGCCTGCGGGCCGCGTTCATGTCGCTGGGAACTGCGGCGAAGGCGGGCGTGATCGTCGCGGGGATCGCTGCGGTCGCGGTGGTGTTCTCGAAGCTGTCGGACATGGGGAAGAAAGCCCCGCCGGACGTCGACAAGATGACGACGGCCCTCGGCAATCTTGCCCGCACAGGCAAGGTGTCCGGGGAGGCCGCACGCTCCTACGGCAAGGATCTGAGCGGTCTCGGCGACTCGCTGCGCACCCTGGCGCGCCCGTCAAATCTCGACAAGACCCAGCAGTTCCTCACCTCGCTGGTCGGCATGGACTCGACCCCGGTGAAGAAGGCCAAGGAAGACTTCGACGGCATCGACAAGGCTCTGGCCAACATGGTCAAGGGCGGCAAAGCCGACATGGCCAAGCAGGCTCTTGACGACACGATCAAGAGCCTGAAGAAGCAGGGGTTCACCTCGAAGGAGGTGACGTCTCAACTCGACGATTACAAGTCGGCGCTGGCGGACCAGGCGCTGGAGCAGAAGCTGGCCGCCGAGTCGCAGGGCCTGTTCGGGCAGGCGGCGCAGGACACGGCCGCGAAGCTGGAACATCAGAAGGCGTCGGCCGACGGGCTGCGCGGCGCAATCCAGGCCCTCAACGACGTGCAGAGGCAGGGCCTCGGCGGCATGATCGGCTTCGAGTCGGCCATCGACGCGGCATCAAAGGCCGCGAAGGACAACGCGGGCGCGCTCAGCATGAGTCACGGGGTCCTCGACCTTAACTCGGAGAAGGCACGGAACGCGGCCAGCGCCTTGCAGGACCTCGCGGACAAGACCGACTCGGCCGCCACCAGCGCGCGGGAGTCGGGCTCGTCGTGGGAGACCGTCAACGGGATCTATTCCAGGGGCCGGTCCGAGCTGGTCAAATCGGCGCGGGCCATGGGCCTGACCAAAGCAGAGGCTGGCCAGCTCGCCGACCAGATCCTGCGGATCCCGGACAAGAAGTCGACGAAGCTGGAGATGCGGACCGAGGATGCGGTGAGCGGCCTCGACTCGGTGCTGTCCGCGCTGAAGAAGACTCCGAACGCGAAGAGCGTCAAGGTGTCCGCGCTGACGGACGATGCGGTGTCGATGCTGCGCGACCTGGGGCTGAAGGTGACCAGGTTGAAGGACGGTCGCTTCCAGGTCACCGCGAACGGGAAGCCTGCAAGGGACGCAATCGGCGCGGTGCAGCGGGCCCGTGACGGCCTGAAGGACAAGTCCATCACCCTTTCGGCGCGGGACCGGGCCAGCGCGGCGGCGCGTGCGATCCAAGCGGCGATCAACGCGCTCCGCAGCAAGACGGTCACCGTCACGACCGTTCGGGAAACGATCGCGAAGTACTCCACGATCGGCCGGCCCGCGCAGGGCCAGGGCGGTGTGTCAAAGTACGCGACCGGCGGCCACATCACGGGTGGCTCCGGTGTCGAGGACGATGTGCCCCTGCTCGCGATGGGCGGGGAGTTCATCGTCAACAAGAGGCAGACTGCCAAGTACCGCTCCATGCTGGAGGCGATCAACGAGGACAGGGTGCCGCACTTCGCGAAGGGAGGCGTCACCGCGGCGGAGAAGAGCGCCCGCTCTGCACTGTCTGGACAGTTCGGCATCTCCCACTTCGGCCGGATGGCTGGCTACCACACGACTCCGTTCGAGCGGTCTCTCGGGAGCCCTGCTGATCTGGGCAGTCTGACGCAGGCGTTGAACGAGGCCGCAGGGCAGATCCGGGCCGCGTTCAGCGGCCGCACCGAGCGGCGGTTGGAGAAGGAGCTCGACTCGGTCGGCAAGTCTTTGATCCGGTACGACAAGCAGCTGAACGGCGTCACCCGGAGCCTCGACAGCGCGAAGACGAAACTCGACGGGCTGAAGAACTCGGCCTCGCAGTTGTCCGACTCGGTGAAGTCGAACGTCCTGTCGTCGTCGAGCATCACCCAGGGCGTCTCTGCCGGGAGCACCGTCACCGTCGCCTCCCTCATGGGCGGGCTCACCCAGTCGAGGGATAAGGCGTCGGCGTTCGCGGACGCGTTGAAGGGCCTGAAGTCGAAGGGCCTCGACAAGGGGTTGATCCAGCAGATCGCCGAAGCTGGTGTCAACGGCGGCGGCCTAGAGACCGCGGGCGCGCTGCTGGGGGCGTCGTCCTCGGAGATCTCGTCGATCAACAGCCTTCAGGGACAGATCGGGAAGGCCGCGTCCTCGGCTGGGAAGACGACAGCGGACGCGGTGTACGGGGCCGCGATCAAGGCGCAGGAGAAGCTCGTCACCTCGCTGACCAAGCAGCAGGACAAGCTCGAAAAAGCCATGAGCAATCTCGCGAAAGTGATGGAGAAAGCCCTCGCGAAGGCGGTCAAGGGGAAAGCCTCGGGCGGCATCGTCGGCGCCGCGGCGTCGGGTGGCCTGCGCGGGGGTCTGACGTGGGTGGGCGAGCACGAACCCGAGCTCCTCGATCTCCCGGTCGGCTCCCGGGTGTGGTCCGGTCCGGACTCGCGCCGCATGGCCGGCGGAGGCGGCGGAGTGGTGCGGGTGGAGCTGGAGATTCGCTCCAGCGGTTCCTCCCGCTACGACGAGTTCTTGGCCAGGGAGTTGCGCCAGTTCGTTCGTGTCCGTGGCGGCAACGTTCAGGTCGCCCTCATGGGCCGACCGGCATAAGGAGAGAGATGCATCGCTACAAGTGCTTCAACGGGCCTGCGCCGACAACGGCGGCACAGCAGAAGGTGACGACCGGCACAACGATCAAGACCATGCTGCAGATCGCCCCGCCGTCGACGCGGCAGATGCAACTCATCAGCTGGGGTTTCACCCTGGACGGAGTTCCCGGGTCCGCCGGGCAGGTCGAGCTCATTCAGACCGACGTGGCTGCTTCGACCGGTACAGCGCATGTCGCCGCGGGTGTGCAGCCGCTGGACCCGAATGCCCCGGCTTCCCTCGTCCAGCTCGGCGCAGCGCTGACGGGCTACACCTTCACCACGGAAGGCGCCACCACCGCCACCCGCACGTTCGACGCGAACCTCGTTCCGCCGACCGCCGGTGCCACGGACATCAACTACACGTACCAGTGGATGCCGGACGAGCGGCCCATCATCGCCGTATCCAAGTTTCTGCGAGTACGGGCGACGTTCGGCGCCGCGGTCAACATGACGTGCTGGATCGTTTGGGACGAGTGATCGATGCCTGGAGGTCTCGCAGCTCATGTAATGGGCTGGCAGCGGCGTATGCGCGCCGCGGCTGGTCCCCTCGGCGCGTCCGGGGCGGCCTCGACGGGCGCCCCTGTGACGGTGGAACTGCTCGTCAACGGTGTATGGGTGGACATCACCTCGTACGTCATGGTCCGCGACGACCAGGGGCAGATCACCCTCACCAAGGGCATCCGCGACGAGGGCAACCAGACCGAACAGGCCACCGCCAGCCTGCCGCTGAAAAACCCGGACGGCCGCTTCACCCCGCGCAACCCCATGGGCGTCTGGTATAGGCAGATCGGCCGCAACCAGCCGATTCGGATCAGCGTTCCGGACGGGATGGGCGGCAAGTCGTACCGCGTCTGGGGTGAGATTCCGCGGTGGCCGGCGTCGTGGGATCCGACGGGGTCGGACGTGTGGGTCGACGTGAGCGTGAACGGGCCCTTGCAGAGGTTGGCGCAGGGCCCGGCCCCGGAACGGTCGGTGATCTACAACGCGGTCACGGACCCGCTGCCGTCCAGCGTGGTCGCGTACTGGCCGTGTGAGGACCCGTCGGATTCGACGAAGATTGCGTCCGCGCTTGTCAGCGGCTCCCCGATGACGATCTCCGGAACCCCGACCCTGTCGAGCTACACAGGGTTCGGCGCATCAGATCCGCTGCCCGACCTCACGTCCAGCACGCTGTCTGGCGGGGTGGTGGCCTACGACGAGCCGACCGCGACGCAGGTCCGCTTCCTGTGTTTCATCCCGGCTGCCGGGCTGTCGGACGGCAAGACGATCTGCGCAATCGACCAGGTCGACTACTCTCCCGGCGCCAACCAGTTCTGGGAGCTGTACTACAGCGCCACCTCCAAGAGCCTGACCCTGCGCATGTGCGCGGACGACGGAGCCAACCTCGGCGTCGATCTCGTCCACACCCTCGATGTCCGCGGCCGCCAGATGTACGTCAGTGTCGAGTTCGCGGAGAACGGTGCGAGCCTCAACCGGGCGATCCGGCTCACCGACGTCACCACGGGGGCGGTGTACAGCGTCTCCGATGTCGCTGCCGCGGCGCTCTCCCGAGTCACCCAGGTCCAGTTCGGGGTGGCCAGCCGTAGCGTGGTCGGCCCGTTCGGCACGGCGAACCTGCCAGGAGTCGCGATCGGGCACGTCACGGTGGAGAACGCGGTCACCGCCACGAACGTCCTCGGCGTGCGCCTCAACCCGATCGGTGAGGCTGCGGGCCGGCGGATTCAGCGACTGTGCGGCGAGGAGGGCATTCCGTTCGACTGGGTGGGCGACCTTGACGACACCGTGGACATGGGGGCGCAAGGTAAGCAGAATCCGCTGACCCTGATGCAGGAGGCCGTGCTCGCCGACGACGGCCTGCTCTTCGAGAACTTGGCGGTGCTCGGACTCGGCTACCGGACCCGGGCCAGCCTCTACAACCAGGATCCTGCGCTGATCCTGTCGTACACGGGCTTCAACTTGGCCGAGATCCCGACCCCGGTGGAGGACGACAGGTACCTCGCCAACCGCGTCACCGTGTCGGTGAACGGGGTCACCGCGACTTACGAGGAGACAGCCGGACCGCTGTCGACGGCGCCCCCACCAACCGGGGTCGGAGTCTATGGGCCGAACGCGGAATCGGCGCTCGCCCTCAACTTGGCCACTTCGGACACGCCGACATTGCTGGACCAGGCGGCGTGGCGCGTTCACTTGGGCACCGTGGACGAGGCCAGGTACCCGCAGATCAGCGTCAACTTGGCCCACCCGAGCATTACCCCGGAGATGCGGCGGGCGATTCTCGGCCTGCGGATGGGCGACCGGGTGCAGGTCATCAACCCGCCGGCGTGGCTGGGTGGGGACACGATCGACCAACTCGTCCTCGGGTTCGAGGAGTCCATCACCCATTTCCAGCACCGGATCACGTTCACCTGTGCTCCCGCGAGCCCGTACAACATGATCGGCTACCTCGACACCACGACAGCCCGGATCGACACAGACGGCAGCCAACTCGGCGCTGACCTCGACTCGACTACGACCAGCATCACCGTGGCCACCACCTCGGGCCCGGGCTGGGTTCAGTCCGGGCAGCTCAACACGAACCGCAACTTCGAGGTGGACCTGTCCAACTGGACCGGAAGCGGGGCCACGCTCGCCCGCGTGGCCACCCCTGGAACCCCCTCGTTCGGCGGCCAGTGGTCAATGCAGATCACCCCGGACGGGGTGAGCCAGTTCCCGAACGCGGGCTCCGAGCAGATCGCGGTGACCGTGGGCCAGCAGTACGTGCTGTCCGGGTGGCTGCTGTGCACGGTGTCCCGCAACGTTGACCTGAACATCAACTGGTTCGACGGAGCTCACGCGTACCTGTCGACCACGGCCAACGACCAGCAGGTCACGGCGAACACGTGGACGTATTTCCAGCAGACGGTGACGCCTCCCGGGGGCGCCGTATACGCGAACTTGTCGCCGACCGTGCCGAGTTTCCCGCCGTCCTCAAATGTTCTCTACGCCGACGAGATCATTTTCCGCAGCGCGGGCGACACCACCAACGACGACTTTCCCTTCGACATCCGTGTGGGCGGCGAGGTGATGCGGGCGGGCGCCATCACGCCCGCAGTGCTGGACACGTTCACCCGCACCGTGGCGAACGGCTGGGGAACATCAGACACCGGCCATGCGTGGACAGTGGTGGGCACGGCCTCCGAATTCTCGACCTCCGGCACCCAGGGCGTGCACTCGGTCGCCTCGGTGAACGCCTCCCGCTACAGCGTGCTGACGCCGCCGGCGACAGCCGACGTCGATCTGCGGGTGGACGTGGCCACCAGTGCTCTTGCCGTGGGCGGCCCGCAGTACGCGCATGTGGTGGCCCGATACACGGATGCCAATAACCTGTATGCGGCCCGGGTCTCTTTCAACACCAGCCAGACGCTGCAACTCACGCTGCAAAAGCGGGTCGGCGGAACGCAGACCGATCTCGCCACGGTGTCGATCCCAGGAACCCACGCGGCCAACACGCTATTCACCCTGCGGCTCCAAGTGCAGGGGGCGACCCTGCGGGCGAAGGCGTGGCCGGTCGGGAGTGTCGAGCTGGATTGGCAGGCGACCGTCACGGATTCCTCTCTTACGGGCGCCGGGCAGGTGGGTGTGCGGTCGACGCTAGACGGCACGAACACGAACACGCTGCCCGTCACATACTCCTACGACAATTTCCAGGTTTTGAACCCGCAGACGTTCACCGTGACCCGCTCCATAAACGGCGTCGTCAAATCACACTCCGCTGGCGAAGACGTCCGTCTCGCCTATCCGACGATCCTCGCCGAGTAAGGAGGCTGTCATGCCCGAGGCCTATCCCACCCCGCTTGCCGGGCAGCGGCTCACCGCAGCCCTGTTGCGGTCGATGCAGCCCCAGGTCGCCCGCAAGACCGCCGACACCCCGCGTGCCTCGACGACCACGGCCACACTGGACCCGCACATCCAATTCCCTGCGGTAGCGGGCGCGGTGTACGCGTGGAACGGCTGGGTGAAATTCGACGCGGACCTCACCGCGGACATCGTCCTCGGTTTCACCGCGCCGTCCGGGTCGCTCGGTGCATGGGTCGGATCCGGTGCCGGTACCACCATCATTTCCGGAACGGGTGCCGGCGGCACCCAGCAGAACTCCGGGTCGACGTGGGGTTACACCGTTCGCACCGAGTGGACCGACCTCTCAAATACGCGCACGTATGGCGGGCTTGGTGCAGGGAATGCGCTGACGGTTCTTCTTTCGGGGATGTTTCGTATCGGTTCCACGGGCGGTACGTGGGGCATGGTGTGGGCTCAGAGTGTGTCGAGTGCTACCGCTACTACTGTTTTCACGGACAGCTTTATTTCTTCTCAGCGCATTGCCTGAAGGGGCCTTTCTGATATGGCAAGTTATGTGATCACGGGACGCAACAAGTCGGGCGAGCCGGTGCTGTCGGTGACCATCGACGCAATAAGCCAGGAGCCGCCTGTCGTTGATGAGGTCGACGTCGTGAACGCCACCCGTGCGTTCATTGCTGGGACGGTTGGGGTGTTCTCGGTGGTGGCGCAGAAGTACGAGCAGGTCATCACCACGGTCTGACGCGCCGGTTTCTCAGGAAGTCCACACCGAGACCACTCAGCCAGATTGGCGAGACGAACCGTATCGTCTCCTATAGCGAGCAGGAACCCGCCGTCCGAGGAGCCTCATGACCATCCACCACATCCCCGAGCAGCGCGGCCCGTTCCGCCTCGGCCGGCACGTCGAGCACGATCCACGGTCCCTCTACTTTGCGCACGGCGTCCTGCCCGAGTCGGCGATCAAGACCGTCGAGTGGCAGCGGCGGACCCCGATCCTCGATCAGGGGCAACTCGGCTCGTGCACGGGCAACGCCGGTACTGGCCTGCTGGGCACGGACTCTGCCGGCCGGACCGGGTGGACCTCGGTCACCATCACACCGGCCGCGGCCGCCGCGTCGCACGGCGCGTTCACGGAGGGGGTTCACCCGCTGGACGAGGCGTTCGCAATTTCGCTGTACGCGCTGGCCACCGTCCTCGACGGGGTGTCCGGCACGTATCCGCCGGACGACACGGGTTCCTCGGGGATCGGGGTGGCGAAGGCCCTGAAGGCTCTGGGGCTGGCGACCTCGTACACGCACGCGTTCTCGATGGCCGCGCTCAACTCGGCACTCCAGTCCGGGCCGGTGATGATCGGCATCGAGTGGCTCAACAGCATGTTCGACACGGCCACCGACGGCCGGATCCTCGTGGACCGGTCGTCGGGTGTCGCGGGCGGCCACGAGATCGAGCTCAATCGGTACGACGCGGCGGCGGGCGAGTACTGGATCACCAACTCGTGGGGCACCGGCTGGGGCGCGAAGGGCTGCGGCTACTTCGCCACGGCCGATCTGGCGTGGCTCCTGTCGCAGCAGGGCGACGTCACCGTCCCCGCGTGGGCGACCGCTCCCACCCCGGCGCCCGTGGTCACGGTCGCCCAACTCGGCGCCGACATCCGCGCCCTGCTCACCAAGAACGGAGTCTGACCATGGCACTCATGCCTGGGGCCACCTACATAGGCCCCACCCCGAACAAGCGCACGGACGGCATGGTCGAGGTCCGCGGCCTCGTCCTCCACATCCAGCAGGGCACCGAGGCGGGCTCGGAGTCCTGGTTCAAGAACCCCGCCTCGCAGGCGTCCAGCCACTTCCTCAACCCGAAAACGGGCGGCCTGCGGCAGCTCGTCGACACCAAGGACCGCGCGTGGGCCGAGGCCGACGGCAACGCCCACTGGGTCTCCATCGAGAACGAGGGCTTCGTTCCTGCCGCCCTAACCGCATCGCAGGTGGAGAACGCCGCGCAGCTGCTTGCGTGGCTGCACAAGACGTACCAGGTGCCGTTGCAGTCCACCGACGACCCGAACGGGAAGGGGCTCGGCTGGCACGGTATGGGCGGCGCCGCCTGGGGCGGGCACACCGGCTGCCCCGGCGACGCGATCAAGGCCCAACGGCCCGCGATCATCGCGCGGGCCAAGGCGATTCTCGGGATCGTGCCCGTCAAGCCGAGCGCGAAGTACGAGCCGTTCCCTGGCGCCGACTGGTTCTCGATGGGTCGCCGATCGCCGATCGTCACGGCCATGCACAACCGGCTCGTCGCCGTCGGCTGCAACCACTACCAGTCCTCGGCGAACAAGGACGTCATCGGCTCCGGCGACAAGGCCAGCTACGAGGCCTGGCAGCGCAAGTGCGGCTACCCGGGGGACTGGCCGCCTGGCAAGACCACCTGGGACCTGCTGAAGGTGCCGAACGTATGAGCATGATCGACTATGACCTAGAGTTCCTGGAGGACGGCTGCACCATCGAGCTGATCTCCATCGGGATGGTGTGCGACGACGGTCGCGAGTACTACGCCGTCAATCGCGACATGCCGGTGCGGCGCATCCGGAAGCACCAGTGGCTGATGGAGAACGTGGTCCCGGGACTCCCGAAGGGCCACGGAGACCAGCGAATCCACATGCCGAAGCGCTGGCTCTTCCACTACGCCGACCACCGGGTGAAGCACCGGGCGACCATCGCCTCCGAGGTCGCCGAGTTCATCCGCGCTGCAGGCCCCGACGTCCAGCTCTGGGCGAACTACGGGGCCTACGACCACGTCGCGCTTGCGCAGCTGTGGGGCCCGATGGCCGCGCTGCCCGAGGGCGTCCCGATGTTCACCAACGACGTCCAGCAGGAAGCCCGCCGTCTCGGCTTCGGCTGGAACGACCTGCCCAAGCAGGAGACCGGCGAGCACAACGCGCTCGCCGACGCCCGCCACAACCAAGTCGTCCGGCGCTGGCTCGCCGAACAAACACGGAAGTAGGGAACCCGCCCATGAACGTCAACCTCGACAAGGCGTACTGGCTCGGCCTGCTCGTCTCCGTCGTCCTCCCGGTCCTCGTCGGCCTGGTCACGACGAGAGTCACCAACGCGGGCATAAAGGCGGTGCTGCTCCTCGCGCTCAGCACGGCGACCGGGTTCGTCACGGAGTACGCGGGCCCGCACGACGCCGGGTACAGCGTGGGCACCGCCGCGGTGCTCGCCCTCGTCTCCTTCGGCACGGGCGTGCTCAGCCACTTCGGGTTCTGGAAGCCGGTGGGTGTCAGCGCCAAGGCGCAGGACTCGTTCGTCAAGGCGGCCTGACCGCGTCCATATAGGAGGCCCTGTTGGACGCCACCACCCTTGGCGCGGTCCTCGCCTGCGTGGGCGTGCTGTCCGGCTCGGTGGTGGCGTACATCGGGAAGCGGGGCGAGACCCGCAACTCGCTCACGGACCAGCTCCAAGAGGAACTGACCGCCAAGCGCACTGAGCTGGCCACGGCGCAAGCCGAGGTCACGGCGTTGCAGCAGCAGCGTCGTGAGTACCTCGTGAGGATCACCCAGCTTGAGATAGAGAACATTCGACTCGGAGGAAACCCCACCCCATGACCCGCACTGAGCGCACGATCGTGCACCACTGGCGCGGCATCGCGGTCCTGTGCGCGATCGTCGCTCTGTTCGGCATCGCGTGGGCGACGTGGCATCGCGTGGATGAGTCGGACCGCAACTACGCGGCGGCCGCGGCCGAGGCGAACAAGCGCGGCAACGCGGTCAGCTTGCTCGCGGGAGATGTGCGGGCGCTGCGGGCGCAGGTCAAGGCGAGGGGCGGGACTCCGGTGGCTCCGGACCCGAGCAAGGCCGTGCCCAGTCTGTCAGCACGGGCGGAGGTCCCGGTACCGATCCCCGGACCGCAGGGGCCCGCCGGAAGCCCGGGGCCGTCCGGTTCCCCAGGGAAGGCCGGTGCGACGGGCAGCTCGGGCGCGAGCGGTGCGCCCGGGGCGGCCGGCCCGACCGGGCCCGCTGGACCTCAGGGCGAGCAGGGTCCTGCCGGGCCTGCTGGACCTGCGGGGCAGGACGGCGCGGACGGCCGTGATGGGCAGGATGGGCAGACCTGCCCGGACGGGTACAGCCTCCAGCCTCCCGCTGGCGACCCTGACGCGCTGGTGTGCCGCCGCGACGGCGCTCCTGATCCGAGCAGCAGCGACACCCCGCCCCCGCTTGCCGCAGGCCTCGACCCGCGCCGCAAGTACCTGTGAAACAGCCCCCGGGCACCACCCGGGGGCATCGTTGGGTGGACCCACCAAGGCACAACCTCAACACGACCACCGTAGCGGCCTGCCCCGAGCCCTCACATGGAAAAGGTCCCGCCCCATACCCTGGCAGTGACGAGCTGTTCAGAGAGGGGCGAGACCGTGCCTTCAGATGCTACCCCCGACCCGTATGCCGACCCGTTGAAGTTCGGCCAGCGGGTGCAGATCCTCCGCGAGCGCCGCGGCATGACTCGAGTACAACTCGCCGGCCTCGTCGGCGTATCACCGCACACCCTCAAGAAGATCGAGAACGGGCAGCAGCAGGCCCCCGGGCTCGAGATGGTGATGCGGATCGCGGAAGCTTTGCGGGTGCGTGATCTCGCCGACCTCACCGGCCTCCCCGAGGCGCACGTCGATCTGTTCATCGGTCCCGGGCATCCGCGTCTTGCCGAGGTGAAGGCGGCGATCGACTCCTTCCCCCTCACCTCGAGCATCGAGGCGCCGCCTGTCGCACACTTGCAGGCCCGCCTCGACCGGGCGTGGACGGCCCGCCACGAGGCGCCCAACCACCGTGAGGTCATCGGGAAGCTGCTCCCGGACCTGATCCGTGACGCGCAGGCCCTCGTGCGGCAGGCAGACTCCGCGCTCGAGCGGCGGACCGCGCAGGGGCTCCTCGCACAGTCGTACTCCCTGTCGCAGTTCTTCATCGCCTACCAGCCCGACTCAAGCCTGCTGTGGCGCGTCGCCGAACGCGGCATGATCGCCGCGCAGGAATCCGAGGACCCGCACACCATCGGCGTCGCCGCATGGCTCATGGCCCAAGCCCACCGCGACTCAGGCCCACGCCACTTCGACGCGGCCGACGCAGTGAACCTCGAGGCGGTCCGCTTCCTCGAGCCGCTCCTACCCGACGCGAGCGACGACGTCCTCGCCATCGCCGGGGCGCTCGAGTTCGAGCTCGGCTATACCGCGGCCCGCCGGCGGGAGACCGGGACGGCGTGGGGGTGGTGGGACAAGGCAGAGAAGACAGCGAAGAAGCTGCCCGCCGACTACTACCACCCGGTGACGTCGTTCTCGCGGGCCATCATGGGCGCGCACGCGGTCACGGTGGCCGTCGAGCTGCACCAGGGCGGTGAGTCGGTGCGGCAGGCTGCTCGAGCGGACACGATGACGATCAAGTCGCGTCCGAGGCGGGCCCGGCACCGGATCGAAGAAGCGCGCGCCTACCAGCTGGACGGACAGCCGGACGTGGCGATCGCGACGCTGGCGAAGGCTTACGAGGCAGCCTCGGAGACGATCAAGTACAACGGGTACGCCAGGCGGATCATCCTCGAGGAGGCGGAGTCGAAAGTGGCTGACCGCCGGCGGCGCGCGTCGGAGCTGGCGGTGGAGATCGGCATTCTGGCGGCGTAGGGAGGGGACCGGATTCCGGTCCTCGGTCGGGCTGGGGCGCTCTTACGGTCACGTGTGTGAGACGGATCACCGTGACCGTGGAGGCCAGCCGATGAAGCAGCAGACGACACCCGAAGAGCGCCCCGTCACGCTGCCCGATCCGACGCGGCCGCCGAAGCCTGCGGTGGGGTGCGACGTGTGCGCGGCCCTGGACCGGCAGCGCACGACAGCCGAGGGTCGGGGCGACATCCGGCAGGCCACGACGTGCGAGCAGGAGATGCGCAGCCACCCCGCCCACGGGAACCGTACGGCCACCGCACGACGATGACCCGCCGCAAACTCCCGCCCGCCCGGGATCTCACGCGCGCACAGCACGACGGGCACGCCTGCGTCTGGTGCGGCAGCCCGCTGTGGAAACGCGCGAAGAGCGCGGGCATAGCCCGCGGATCGTTGGGCGTCCACGTCCTTGATGTCGAGGTGTTCGCCTGCGCTCCCCACTGTCCACGAAAGCGATGACGGAGGACTGACCAATGAACTGTCCGAACTGTGGGGCTTGGGCCTACCAGGACAACCGTGGCCGGTGGATCTGCTCCAACCATTGCGGTTGGGAAACCGGGATCGCCCCGGGGTTAGGAGGCAGATATGAACTGTCCGAACTGTGGCGCGGCAACCTCGCAGGGGCCGGGCGGAGGCTGGTCGTGCGGCAACTGCGGATGGCAAAGCGGGTGCGCGCCCGCCCCGCGGGTAGTCTCGCCGCATGAAGCAGGAATGGCCACCGGAAGCCGTGCCGCGCACTGACACGGCCGCAGCGCAGGGCGGCTCCGAGATCACGGCGACGGAATGCCGTGAGTGCGGTGCGCAGGTGCACGGCCTGAACGGGCGCTACGCCTGCGGGCTCTGCGGCTGGGTCAACCACTGGTCGCAGGGGGACACCGTTCTTCCGCGGGCCGAAGACGATCCGGACTATCCGAGTCGCTGACGTACAGAAGCACCCCTCGTTCCCATCGGAGGGGGCAAGCCCGGCCGGGACCGTCGCAGACCCGGTCGTGGGATGAGGACGGCCGCCTGGCGGGGTGGCCATCGTGACCCGTCGCAGTTGTTCTTCTGGGGCTGCGGCGGGTCACCTCACGAGGTCGGCGAGCGGGATGTCGAGGGCGTCGGCGATGAGGAGCAGGTGGTCGATGCTCGTCGCGTACGCGCCGTTCTCGATCCGGTTGATTGTCTTGCGGTCCAGGCCCGTCGCCTCGCCGAGCTTTTCCTGTGTGAGCTTCCGCTCAGTCCGGGCGGCGCGGATGTGGTCTCCGATGGCCTGTCGGCGGGCGAGTACCCGGGCGGGCAGGGGATCGGTGGGCACGCATACACGCTGGTGGCGGGCGTGATCATTGTCTGTACCATCGTTGGTACATTTGCGAGATCGCGTTCCGGCCAGAACGCAACCAACTTCGAATAAAACACTCGTTCGAGTGATGTGAGTTAACTGTCATTGCGCGTGTGCAAATATTGAACGCACAATTACCTGTACCACCCATGCGTAGGCCGCCCACCCTGGCGCGCCCCACCCTCCCGCGCCCAGCATCAGGTGAAAGCCCCCATGCACGAAGACCCCCCACGCCCACCAGCGCGCCTGACCGACATCCAGAAGGCCCAGATCGACTACGCACGTCGCGACCTGGAAACCTTCCGGGCCGAGGACCTTGCACAGCTGGATCCAGCGTCCCTGATCCTGATCGTCGAACAGCTACGCATCCGCCTCTACGAGATGCTGGAGCTCGTCGACGAGGTCTGCGACGCCCCTCCTCTTGGCCAGCCGGACCCAAACCAATAGCCACCCCTAAACCACTTTGTGGACCCACAAGTCTGTTTAGGGATGGCAGTAGTTCGCTAGCATCGGCGCATGCCCTACGCGCCCGAATACCTGCACCTGGTCATCCCCGGCGTCCAGTTCGAAGCCATGCTCTACGGCCGCAACTCCGACGACGCCATCGGCGAGGGCAGCTCCGTCATCGACCAACTCGCAACCGGCCGCAGGCTGTGCGACAGCCACAAATGGCACGTGACACGCGAGTTCAGCGACACCGACATCTCCGCAAGCAGGCACGGACGCAAGGTCCGCGATGACTTCGAAGCGCTGATCGACACTATCGCCACGGAACCCGTGCCGTCGGGCACGCGCCGGATCGTCGTCGCCTTCCAGGCCAGCCGCTACTACCGCGACCTCGAAGCGTACGTCCGTCTCCGCAAGGTGCTCCGCGACACGAACACCCTGCTCTGCTACAACGGGCAGGTCTACGACCTCTCCCGCCGGGACGACCTCAAGGCCACGGCCATGCACGCCGTCGACGCCGAGGATGAAGCCGAGGGCATCCGGGATGGCAACCTCCGCGCGGCCAGCTCGCAGGCGCAGGCCGGGCTCCCGCACGGGAAGCTGCTGTACGGGTACGTGCGCACGTATCAGACCGTTTCCGGGCGCCGGCGCTGCACCGGGCAGGACGAGGATCCCGTCCGCGGGCCGTTCGTGTTCGAGGCGTTGCAGCGCATCGACATGGGGCAGTCCCTGAGGGCGCTCACGCGCTGGCTCAACTCCGAGCCGGACGCGGCGCGGCCCGACGGCAAACCGTGGACGGACGCATTCGCCCGGTCGATGCTTCTGAACCGGGCGTACCTCGGGGAGCGGATCCACAAGGGTGCCTACGTCAAGGCCGTGTGGGCTCCGATCAAGGGGTTGGAGACCCCGGCAGGCCGGGCCATGTTCAACCGGGTGACTGCCATGCTCACCAGCCCGTCGCGGTTGATGCAGCGCGGATCGGAAGTGGCGCACCTCCTGTCGTACCTCGCCCTGTGTGGAGAGTGCGGCGACCACGCGGTCCTCCGCTACCTCGCCCCGAACGCGAAGCGGAAGCCCGGGCTGTGCTGCGACGAGAAGAACGACACCTCCATCGTGGAGGCCCGCCTCGACGCCTACGTCGAAGAGGCGATCATCGACTGGTTCAGCGACAAGGCCAAGTCCCGGTCCGCGCTGATCCCGGCGGACGACAAGGTGAAGGAGATGGCCGCCTCGGCACAGAAGCTGATCAACGCGTACGAGGAACAGCTCTCCGAAGCACGCCGCATGTCGCGGGAGTTCGACGCGGAGGCGGGGCGCTTCAAGCTGTCGGCCGTCTCGCTTGCGTCGATGGAGTCGGAGCTGGAGCCGAAACTGGAGGCCGCGCGGGCGAAGTTGCGGAGCTTCACGGGGGTTTCGCCGCTGGTGCTCCGCTTGTTGGAGGCTGACGACCCTGACGTGGTGTGGAACGGGCGCCCTGAGGCCGAGGGTCAGCCAGCGGTGCGGGCGCTCACGCTGGACCAGAGGCGCGAGGTCATCAAGACGATCGTGACGGTGCGGCTGTACAAGGCGCAGGCTTCCGGCCGGCGCGCGTTGGACGATGGGCGGATCCGGCTGGCGTTCTTGGGGGAGCCGGGGTTCAGGGCCGGACGACTCCGTGCTCCAGCGACCGCTCACGCTGCGGCTGGCCTTGCGGCTGCTGGTGAGGGAACTGGATGAGGTTGCCCTGCTGGGGCTGCGGCGGGGCGAACTTTCCACCATGAACCCAGGACATCGCGATGTTCATCGCATCGGCCGAAGCTTCACCAAGGGCCGCATCGAACTCGGCTTGCATCGCTTCACGTTCGCTCTTGAGCCGGGCGGTGAGTGCCGCGCGTTCAGCGGCTATGTCCTTGCTCATGCGCGCTTGTTCGTTGACGAGGGCCGCCTTCGCGGCGAGGTAGCGGCCCCGTTCAGCCTGGGCTTCACGCTGGGATGCGGCGAGGAGACGCCGTTCATCACTGGTATCGGTGACCCATTTTCGGATCACGATCAAGATGATGGCGGTCAACGCGACCATGACGAGGGTGACTCCGCTGAAAGAGCACAGTGGCCGATCGCCCGTGAGTCCGTGGACGGTGAGTGCAAGTCCCCCGACGGCCGCCAGTGCTGCTGTTCCTGTGGCCTGTCTGCCGCCAGTGAGATTCATACGCACCCTCGCCTCACATCTGTGCCGCTTTCCCTCCGGGCTCAGCGTGATCGGCGGGGTCGTCTTGCAAACGCTTAAGACGCTCGATGGTTGCGTAGAAAAGCTGGCGCCCCACTTCGTCCCGGATCCCTAGCCGATCAGCCGCTTCCTCCGGCGTGAGGCCAGAGCCTACCTGCGATCGATCCGTTTCGGACAGTGACTGAAGAGATTCAGGTGACAGAACGCCACCTTCCACGAGGAGAGTTCTGAGGTCGATGCCTGTTGCGGTGGCGATGGCTTCGTAGAACCGCGCCTCGGGAAGGGCGGTTCCTTGCCACAGGCGGGTGACGCTGCTGTCGGTCATGCCGGTGTCCCGCGCGAAGCGCGCTTTGGCGCCGTGGCCGGTGTAGCCGGCGTGTTCGGCGGCTGGCACGACGATGGCAGCGAATCGTTGTGCGCGCGTGGGGGTCGCATCGGTCATGTCCCGGAACTTTACCTCCCTAGTTAGGGAGTAGCCAGAAATTCCCTCCCGCGCAAGAGTCGCGATCAAGTCATTGACCTGCATTAACACAGCTCACACCCGTATTCGAATGCGCGTTCTAGCAAAAATTCATACCTTACAGACAGAACTCTCCCTTGCGAGGGAGGGTGTTTCATGACAGAGTCTCCCTCGTGAGCAAGGAATCGCCTTCCACCAGCGACGACCCCTGCCAACCACCCCACGAAGGAGGTGACTACGTGTACCGCTTGGACATCCCCAAGCTCGTCGAGGCCGCCAAGGCCCACGGCGACGACACCGGCGCCAAAATCTTCCGACGCACCGGAATCGCCGAATCGTCCGTGTACCGGATCCTCAACGGCGAGACGCAGCCTGACTTGAACTCGGCCATGCGCCTCGCCGAGGCATATGACGTTGACCTGCGCACGGTCATCAAGCGAGTCGCCATCGAGGTTGCCGCATGACCCGCGAAGAGCGCCTCGCGATCCTCGGCCCCGAGACCGTCGCGGCGATCCGCGCCCGAGTGGCACTCGCACCAGAGCCGACCGACGAAGTCGTCGAGAAACTCCGCCGGATCATGACCAACCCCGCGGGCGAGATCCCGGCGCCCCGGCCGGCGGAAGACGTCCGGCCCGCGGCCAACGCCGCCTGACCCATCACGCGCCGAAGGGCCGTCCCGACTTCCCGGCCCGGACGACCCCTCTATGGCGCACCCCACCAACTCAGAAAGTGAGGCGGCCATGACCGCTCAGATTACAGAACCCACCACCTTCCGTGAGGCGCAGGGCTTGCGGGAGCGGAACGACTTCTCGTACCGCACGACCGTCGACTTCAAGGAGCTCCCCTCGTCGGGGCACGTTGCGCACCAGGCCACGGCCACCGCGGTGTTGGTGACGGCGACGGACATGGATGTCCTCGGCGAGTGGCTGTACGTGATGGGCGGGAAGGTCACGACGGTTGACCTGCCGTCGGGTCAGACGGTGTGGACGCTGGCCACTCGGACGTGGTCGGACTCGCCGCGCTTCCCGGTCGTGCCGGTGTTCGTGACGGTGGTCCAGTCGTCGGACGCCTCGGTCATGCACGAGATCGCCGCGGCGGTGACCCGTTGAACGCGCGGTCGGTGAACTCGGCGGCCGGTGTGGTGCAGGCCGCGATGGAGCAGGGCCGTCGGACGGCGACGGGGATCGCGCTGGCGTTGGAGTCGGCTCAGTTGCTGATGTCGCCGGAGACCGCGGCGGAGTTGGAGCGGCTGGCGTCTCAGGTCGTCGAGCTGCAGAACGCCATGTCTGAGCACAGGAACGACGCGGCTCGTGCCCGCCGCGAGCGGGACCTGATGCGGGAGCGGGTGTCGGAGCCGAACGGCTGCGCGCACTGCGGTGAGGCGAAGCGTTCGCATGGCCGCCGGTACATCAGCGGTGTCGGGGGGCATGCGTGGGAGCGCCCGTCGGACGAGCAGGTGAAGGCGCGGATGTTGGCGCGTCGTGTGGCGCGGTCTCCGCTGCCTGCGACTCCGGAGTTGGACCAGGTCTTGGAGGATCTGACCGGGGCGAACCTGGCGCGTTGGGAAGAGGAGCAGGAGAACGCGCGGTTGCGGCTGGCGCTCGCCTCGGCGAAGCGTGGGCGGCGCGAGGCGCGCGGGCTCTATGAGATCACCGAGTCGAGCCGTAAGCGGTGGCGTGACGCGCTGATCAAGGACAGGGGTGAGCTGGAACAGCTGCGCTCCCAGGTCGCGGAGTTGTTGGCGGAGCGGCACTCGACGAACGAGGCGCTCGACGACGCGGTGCAGGCCCTCCGCGCGGACCGCGCCGAGTCCGAGCCGCCTCGTATCCGCAAGCACCACCCCGACTGTGCCGCCGTCGTGCAGGCCGGAGCCCCGTGCACGTGCCCCCCGGATTTCACGGGCGAGGACCCGGACGACCTGGCCGACGAGGACGGGTGCACGTGCCCGGACACGGGCCGTGGCGAGCCGCATGACGTGGACTGCCCGCAGGCGGACGCTCCGGGCCCGTACGACGCGGTCCTCCCTGCGGTGGGCTCGGCCTCTCCGGACATGCGGGAGCTGAGGGCGGCACTGACCGGGTCGCCGGATGGGATCACCCAGCGGATCGCCCCGTTGCACGCGCTGCGTGAGGACCCGCACGACTCGCCTCTCCACCACAACTGGCGGCTCGGCCGGGACCTACCCGAGATGGGCGGTGGCCAGTGAGCTGCCAGAGCTCGGCGGATGACGTGTTCGCCTGCCTGCTCCTCGCGGTCGGCCTGTTCGGGACGTCGCTGGTCCCGTTCTTCCTGCTGGTCAACTCCGAGCACCTCACGCCGAAGTGCCTGCGCCAAGCGCCGCTGTCGGCGGCAGCGCTCCTCATGCTCCTCACCGCTCCGACGAAGGGCGCACTCCGATGAACCACTCCCAGAAGCCCGGGCTGTCGTTCAGCCTCGGCGCCAACCACCTCCACGGTGTCCTCCGCGTCGACCAGATCCGCACCGACGACCTCGTGCAGCTCGTCGCCGGGTGGGGCGACGAAGACACCCGCGACGACGTGATTGCCGCGCTCGACAAACTCGCCGCAGTCGTCACCGGGGTGGCCCGCGAGGGCGAGTTGGACGCGGCCGTCGAGCAGGTCGAGGACGTCGCGGGGATGGACACGGCGCAGGTCGAGGTCCGCATGTCGGATGTCCGGCGTTTGCTGGCCGAGCTCGGCGAGGTGGCCCGGGTCCTGTTCCGGTTCGGGTCGAAGGGTGCGTCGGAGATCCGGCACCCGGCGATGAGGGCGACGCGTGTGCACCTCGCGAAGAGCCCGCTTCCGGAGCAGCAGGACCGGAGGACGGCATGAGCGCCCGCCGTCAGATCATCGCCGCACTGTCCGAGGACAGCATGGGCGGAATCGCCACCCTTGACGACGTCGCCCACGCGGAGCAGCTGGTCGACGCCCACCGCACCGAGGTGATCGCCAAGGCCATCGGTCGTCTCCGCGCCGTCCCCGTCACCTGCACCGCCCTCACCGGGCCCGTCTGGTACGGCGACGGCTGGAACTCCGCGATCACCGTGCTGGAAGAGATCGCCGAGTACCAGACCCCGGACGACGAGGCGTACCCCGGGGAGTTGCAGCGGCTGCGGGCGCTGGTCCTCGGACTCCGGGTCGCGGCCCTCCGCAAGGGCGACATGGCGCAAGTGCAGTGGCTCCTGACTGACCACGAGGAGACCCGGGAGAAGGCCACCGACGCGCAGTCGGCGACGGCCACTCCCGGGCCCACCGGACGCCTCGCTCAACTCCTCGACGCCATCCGCATCCACCGCGGCGAATGGACCACCAAACGCGTCCAAGACCTCTACCGCCAGTCGCCGCTCTCCCCACCGAACGCACCCGGTGGACGACTCCGCCACGTGGCCCGCGGCGACCTCCGTGATCTCCACGCGTGGGGCCACCTCGTCCTCCACGAGGACAAGGGGCGCCGCTTCTACACCCTCGCCACCCGGAAGGACGGCCACTCGTGACCCCGCGCCAGGTCCTCACCGCGACCGCCTGCTACACGATCGCCGCCGCCATCACCTGCGTCACCGCGACCGCCGCGAGCCTCCCGTTCCACGGGCCGGCCGTGACCGCGGTGTGGCTGCCCGTCGCGGCCGTCGCCGCGCTCATCACCACGGCGCTCGCCGACTCCCTCGCCTTCCCGACCAGCAAGGACAAGGCCAGATGACAACGACGGCCGCGTGCGAGAGACCACGCCAGCCCAGCCGCGCGAGAAAGCTCCTCGCGATCGTCGCGCCCACCGGCCGGCACCGCAGACGCACCACTCCGCAGCCCACGCACGAGAAGAGAGAGGAGGACAAGTGATCGCCACCGGGAACGACGAGTTCAGCCAAGTCCTCGCCGAACGCATCGGACAGTTCATCATCGACGCGGACGCGAACAGCGCACGCACCGTGCAGAAGGCCATCGGCCCGTCCGAAGTCGGCGAACCCTGCGAGCGCCAACTCGCCTACAAGATCGCCGACTGGCCCGAGTCGAACGACGCCCGCGACCCGATCGCCGCGATCATCGGGACCGGATTCCACCTGTGGATCGGGGAGAAGTTCGAGGCGCGCAACACCGCGCTCGGCGGGCAGCCCTCCCGCTACAAGGTCGAGACCCGCGTCACCGTACGGGACAGCCCCATCGAGACGGCGCGCCTCACCGGGAGCGCGGACCTGTACGACCGGCTGATCCGCGCCAACCTCGACTGGAAGCTCGTCGGACAGTCCAGCCACGACAAGTACCGCAGGCAGGGCCCCGGGGAGAAGTACAGGGTGCAGGCCCACCTCTACGGACTCGGCCAAGAGAACGCAGGCGAGCAGGTCGACCGCGTCGTCATCGTCTTCGTCGCCCGCTACCACGAGCTCAAAGTCCACGTGTGGTCCGAACCGTACGACCGGACCATCGCCGAGACCGCGCTCGCCCGCCTGGACCGCATCCGCGACAAGTGGCTCGCCCTCGACCCGGAGCAGTACCCGGAGCGCTGGCTCCAGTTCCCCACCCCGGACAAGCCGAACTGCCGGTTCTGCGCCTACCTCAAGCCCGGAAGCCCCGACCTCTCCCAAGGCTGCCCCGGGGTGCAGTCCGCGAACGCAGGCGCCTCCCTCCAAGCCCTCATCGCCTGACCCACAGACCCGCCAGCCAAACCGGCTGGCACCCCACAAAAGCCAAGAGCAACCAGCTCGAAGCACTCATCACCCAAGGAGCACAACCGCAATGACGACCCCGCAGCAGTACCAGGCCCCGAGCGCTGACGACTTCCTCATGGGCGGAGGCGTCCCCTCCGCGAAGTTCCCCGTGCTCGGCCACACCGTGTCCGGCCGCATCACCGAGCAGCCCACCGTCGAGCAGCAGCGGAACTACGAGGACGACAAGCTCAAGTTCTGGGACGACGGAAAGCCCATGATGCAGCTCGTCGTCACCCTCGCCACCAACGAGCGCGACCCGGAGAACCCGGAGGACGACGGAGCCCGCCGCCTGTACGTCAAGGGCTACATGAAGAACGCGGTCGCCGGAGCCGTCCGCGCCGCCGGCGCCCGCGGCCTGGAAATCGGCGGCACCCTCTCCGTCACGTACACGCAGGACGGAGAGAAGAAGAACCCGAAGTTCAACGCGCCGAAGCTCTTCACCGCGCAGTACATCCCTGCGGCAACGAACGCACTGCACACCCCGGACCCGGGCACCGCACCGCAGCAGCAGTACGCCGCGCCCCCGGTCCAGCAGTACGCGGCGCCGGCGCCCGCGGCCGCCCCGGTGGCGCATATCCCGGGCCTCACCCCGGAGCAGCTCCAGGCCGCGATGGCCAACCCGGCCACCGCGGCGCTCCTCCAGCAGCAGCAGGCCGCGGCCGCCGCTGCCGGACACGCGCCCACCGCTGCGGCTGACGTCCCGCAGTTCTAACTCCACCCCTCCAGCACCGCCCGCGGCTGCCTGCTTCCCCATCTCGGCAGCCGTGGGCGGGCCAACCGTCTCGGACCCGGCGTGACGCCGCGGGATCGAATCCCGCCCGAGGTACTCCCCCGTCTTCTGGCCAACAGCACGACACGCAAGGAGCGCTCGATGATCAAGGCTATTGAGACCCGGTACGCCGGGTGCCGCTTCCGGTCCCGACTGGAAGCCCGATGGGCCGTGTTCTTCAACGCGCTCAACATCCCGTGGGAGTACGAGGCGCAGGGATACCACGTCGGCCCGTACCCGACCGACGTCACCGACGCTGGCCTCACGCTCCGCGAGAGCACCTACCTTCCCGACTTCCATCTGCCCGGGCTGGAGACCCACTTCGAAGTCAAAGGAGTGGCGCCAGATGAGAACTACCAGCGCATGCTGTCGGCCTTCACAGGCCAGCTGCACACGCGCCTGATCCTCGCGGTCGGCAGTATCCCCGACCCGCGGCAGTTCACCGTCGCCGAGACGTCAACGGGCCACTTCTGGATGGAGTTGTACGACGGGCGCAATCCGGTGGACGGCGAAGGGAGCTGGGACAACTACCAAGCGTGGTGCGTGTGCCGTACAGGACAGCACTACGGCATCCACTTCATGGGGTACGGAGACCGGATCCCATGCTCGTGCAACAAAACCCGCCCCACGCGCTACTCCAGCGAGCACGACCCATCGATCCTCGCCGCATACACGGCCGCCCGCTCCGCCCGCTTCGAGCACGGGGAGAGTGGCGCGTGACCGAGCTGCGCATTCCTCAGATCACCGAGGAAGACGACAACCTCGCCGCCGGCCTCAAGTACGCTGCCGCGGGCTGGTACGTCCTCCCCGTGGACAGGGCCACCAAGCACGCGGGGTCCGTCCTCGGGAAGGGCTGGCCGGCGAAGTCGAGCCGCGACGCCGAGGACATCGTGTCCTGGTTCGCCGGATCGAACGACAGCCTCGCCCTGCACGTCGGCCGGTCCGGCGCAATCGCCTTCGACATCGACCACCCGGAGCACACGCCCGAGGTGCTCTCCACCGCGATCATCCAGGCCCAGCCCCCGTACCAATCCACCCGGGCGAACATCCCCGGACGCGGCCACTACGTATTCACCGTGCCCGAGGGACGCCGGCTCGGCAACGGAACCGGAGGACTCGGCAAAGGCTGGGGCGACGTCCGCGGCCTCAACGGAATCATCATCGTCGCCCCCAGCGTCCACGAGAAAGAAGACCAGGGCGCCCGCTACCTGTGGGAAACCAGCGGTCCCGTCCCCATCCTCCCCGATGCGGTCGCCGGGCTGCTCCGTGACACCGGGGACAGCTCCGACGCGGCCACCGACAACGAGGTCCGCACCTTCCTCGCCGCGCACACCGCGTCCGCCCGTCCGGCGCTGCTCTCTGGGATCCTCACCCAGTTCGCCGACGCCGTAGCCACCGGAACCTCCCGGCACGAAGCCCTCGTCCTCAGCCTCGCGGGCGCGGTCCGCGAGACTGCGGCCGGCATGTACCCGGCCGCGGACATGGCCCGGCGGATGCTCACCGCGTTCACCGAGGTGATGTCCGCCAGCCGCGACGGAGTCGAGCGGACCCGCAGCCCGCAGAGCGCACGCTCCGAGTTCATGGGCGTACTCGCCTGGTCCATCGGCCAGTTGCAGCCCGCCGATATCGAAGCGACGCGGCAGAGCCTGGAAGTGCGGCTGCCCCGCGAAGACCACTCCCGCGAGAGCTACGAGGCGCTCATCGCGGACCCTGACCCGGCGCCGCAGGAGGAAGAAGCCACCACCCCCGCGGGCACCGCGGCGCCGACCAGCCTTGAGCAGCCCAGCATCTGCATCGACCACGAGCCCGCGGCCATCCTCTCCCTCACCCAGACCGTCCGCGACGGACACCTCCCCGAGACGTACGTCCGCGGCGGCCAGCTCGTCCAGGTCGCCGACGTCAGCGGCAGCACGCTCGCCACACAACCCCTGGCCGCGGACAAGGAAGTCCACCCGATCACCCCGGACAGCATGCGCCGACTGCTCGCCGAGCACGTCGAGGTGTACAAGACGCGGACCACCAAGGCCGGCGGCTCCGTCGTCATCCCGAGCAGCCCCGCGATCGCAGTGTGCAAGGCAGTGCTCTCCGCGACGAGCTGGCCCGGACTGCCCGTGCTCGTCAACCTCATCGCGGCACCGGTGCTCCGCCCGGACGGAACCGTGCTCCAGGAGCCCGGATACGACCTGGGCACCGGGCTGTTCTATGCGCCGCAGATCAACGTTCCGCAGATCCCGAACGTCCCGGACATCATCGACGTGCAGCACGCACGCGAGTTCGTCTTCGACTACGTCCTCGGCGACTTCCCCTGGGCCACCCCCGGGGACCGGGCGAACTTCATCGCACTCCTGCTCTCCCCGATCCTGCGCCCCTACATCGGAGGGCTCATCCCCCTCGGGGCGATCAGCGCAGCCGACCGCGGATCCGGAAAGACTCTCCTCGCAGACATCATCGGCACGCTGTACGGGGCGACCGTCCGGCCGTGGGTCGGCGACGACGACGAGCTCCGCAAGGCAATCACCGCGACGCTCATGAACTCCAGCGCCGTCATCGTCTTCGACAACGTCAGCGAGTACGAGTCCGTAGACGCGCCGTCGCTGGCGAAACTCCTCACCAGCCCCGCATGGGATGACCGGCTGCTAGGACGCAGCGAGGAAGCCCGCCTCGTCAACGACCGGCTGTGGCTGGTCACCGGGAACAACATCCGCTTCGGCGGGGACATCGCACAGCGCACCGCGCTGGTCCACCTGAACCCGAACTGCCCGCGCCCCGATCTCCGCACCGGATTCCGTATCCCCGACCTCGACGAGTGGCTGGAGTCGGAAGACAACCGGGCCGCACTGCTGCGCGCGCTCCTGGTCCTCGCACGGGCCTGGATCGTGGCCGGCGCCCCGAAGGCAGACCACGCGATGCGGTCCTTCCGCAGGTGGGCGAGAGCGATGGGCGGATTCCTCGCCTTCCACGAGGTCGACGGGTTCCTGACCAACACCTCCGAGCTGGAGAACCAGGACGACGAGGCCAGCCAGTGGGCGGGATTCCTTGCGGCCTGGCAGCAGCGGTACCCGACAACGGCGATGACCGCGTCGGACCTGCTTGGCACCGCGCAGACGATGCCCGGGTTCGACCTGCCCGACCCGTGGGCCGGGACGTTCATCACGCGATCCGACGGGCGGCTTCCGACCGCGAAGGGGCTCGGCATGATGCTCGCCAGCCGGCGCGACCGCTTCTTCGGCGAGTACGTGCTGCGGGCGCGGAAGGACGAGCACTCCAAGGTCTGGTTCTACCTCGTCGAGCGCACGGTCATCGAGGCCGCGCAGGAGTCATCAGAGCAGCACTGGAGGGCAGCCTGATGACCCCTATTCTCACGCTGCGTCGATGCGGGTACTGGCCCTGGCTAGTCCCCGCAGGTACCCGCACTGCGGGGACTAGGTCCCGGCAGTGCGGCCAGTCCCCGCGTATGGGTGTTCGGAAGAGCCCCGTTTCATCACGGACAGGTCACGGGGCAGCGGGACCCGCGGGGACTGCGCGGGGTCTTGCGGGGACTACCAGAAAGCGGAATGCGTCTAGTCCCCGCAGGTTCGATCTTGTAAACAACCAGGTCAACGACACCGTGCGGGTACTTGCGGGTACCTGCGGGGACTATTTCCCGGTCTTTACACATGCAGTTTCTGTACGGGTTGAAACGCATGTAAGAGCAGCAGCGCGGTTTCTAGTACCCGCAAGTCCCCGCAAGCCCAGCAGCGTCACGCAGCGTGACAGCCAAGGTCGTGGTCGCCCATGACCGAAGCGCCCTCCCGGCCCGCGTGGCTCACCGAACAGATCGCAGCCGCCGCAGACCACGCACGCCCCGGAACCTGCAACCTCTGCGGCCACCCCGTACTCCGCGCCCGCGCCGGACGTATCGCCGCGCTCGACGTGATCGCCGATCCAGACCCGATCGACCCGATCACCGAGATCCTCGCCCGCGTCAACGGACGACTCACCTGGCACCTCACCACCAGCCCGCTCGGGGTTCAGCGCATCACCTGGCGCGACCAGTTCCACATCCGCGCCGGACCGCCCAAGCACCCCGTACTCGCCGACCACCACTGCCCACCACACCCAGTACAAGGAGTCCTTCTGTGACCACAGCACTCCCCGAAAGCTTCCTCAGCAAGACCCGAGAGACGCCCTGCCCGACACGCCACCTCGGGCCGTGCCGGATCTGGACCGCCGCCAAATCCAGCTCCGGCTACGGAATGACCTGGAACGGCCACACCGTTATCGGCGCCCACGTCTTCGCCTACGAGCAGAGCACCGGCCGCCCCATCCCCAGCGGGCTGCACCTCGACCACCTGTGTCGCACACCGCTCTGCGTGAATCCCCACCACCTCGAAGCGGTCACCCCCGGAGAGAACATCCGTCGCGGCAACAGCCCGTCCGCCATCGCAGCGCGGACTGGCATCTGCCCGCAGGGTCACCCGCTCACAGGCGACAACGTGACCATCGTCCGCCCGGCCCCGCGCCTCAAGCGCCGCTGCAAGACCTGCCACCGAACCCGTCAAGCACGCTACGACGCCGCACGAAAGGGCCTGTAGCCATGACGCAACTCTTCACCCTGACGCTGCCTGCGGGGCTCAAGCTCCTCAACGCGAACCAGACCCTCCACCACCGTCGCAAGGCCGAGTACGTCAGGGCGCTACGCAGCGCTTCGATGGTGGCCTGCTCCGAAGACCCGATCATGCGCGCCGCCCTCGTTCTCGCCGGCGACCAGCCGCTCCTCCAGCACGCGTACATCCTCGGCGTCATCCACCCGGGATCCCGGCGACGGATCGACCCCGCGAACTTCTACCCGTCCTTCAAGGCCGCGGTCGACGGCCTCGTCGACGCGGGCGTGTTGGAAGACGACGACCACACCCGCGTCGTCGGACCCGACATGCGCATCGGCCCCATCGTCAAGGGCGGCCAACTCACCCTCGTCATTCAAGAGATCACACCCGTCACCCACGCCGCATTCCAGTGGCCGGCCCAGCACACTGCGGCGGTGGCGTCGTGACGCTGACCATCGGCTCCCTCTGCTCCGGCTACCGGGGCCTCGACATGGCCGTCGAGGAGGTCTTCGGCGGCACCACCGCGTGGGTGTCCGACGTCGACCCCGGCGCGAACAAGATCCTCGCCCACCGGTGGCCGACCACACCGAACATCGGCGACCTCACCACCGCCCGGTGGGAGGACGTCGAGCCCGTCGACATCGTCTGCGGCGGCTACCCGTGCCAGCCGTTCTCCACCGCCGGCAAGAGGAAAGGAACCGACGATGCCCGGCACCTCTGGCCCTTCATTGCCGGTGCCCTTGGGGTACTTCGACCCCGAGTCGCGATCTTTGAAAACGTCGCGAACCACCTTCGACTCGGCTTCGACACTGTCCTCCGCGACCTTGCCGAAATCGGGTTCGATGCGGAGTGGTGCCTTGTACGAGCGGACGAGGTCGGCGCTCCCCACCAGCGCAAGCGGCTCCTGTTCCTCGCCTGGCCTTCCGACACCGAGGGCCCGGGACTCCCGCGGCAAGGGCTTCGAGGACGCGCTCCCGAACGTGGTGGCTTTGCTGCCGACGCCCCGCACGTCGGACACGAACGGAACCGGGGAACACGGGGAGGGCGGACCGGACCTGCGGACAGCCATTGCGCTGTTGCCAACTCCAGCCGTAGCCACGTGGCCGAGCAATCGATCACCGACGGACGGGGCCACGACCAGGCCGTCACTGCACTCGATGACGGACCTGCTTGGGACCGGTACGCCCCAGCCATCGCGCGGTGGGAAGAAGCGACGGGCCGCCCCGCTCCCTGGGCAACTGACGATCGAAGCAGGCTGAGCCCCGCGTTCGTCGAGTGGATGATGGGCCTGCCCGCCGGCCATGTCACCGCGGTGCCCGACCTCACCCGCACCCAGCAGCTGAAGGCCCTCGGTAACGGGGTCGTCCCGCAGCAGGCGGCCGCCGCGATCCGGCTGTTGGCCGCGCGCGCCTTCGATGGGGCGGTGGCGGCATGAGCCAGTACACCGGAGCCGTCCCCAACACCAAGCGCCGTGACCCCGTATGGCAAGACGACGCGGTCTGCCGCAAGGACGACGTCGACAAGGAACTGTTCTTCCCCGACCGCTCCGACAAAAAGGCCATCGCCGAAGCCCGGAAGGTCTGCTGGACCTGCCCCGTGATCCAGCGCTGTCTGGAGTACGCGTTCCGCAATCAGGAAGACCGCGGTACGTGGGGCGGTCTCACCGAGTGGGAACGGCGCGCCAAGCACGGCCGAAGCCGCAAGGACACAGGCAGGGGAGCTGGGATTAATGCCCCGGGCCGACGGAAGCCCGCGGTATGACCAGCCCATGGACCGCCGGCCTCCACATCCGAGGCCTCGACCGCGGCGAAACCCCGGTCGCCGACTTCCTCTGCGGACGCTGCCTCGCCCACAAACGCGTCACCGGGCGTACCGAGGTCGCGAAGTTCACGAGCACCGATCCCGCGGCAGACCACGCGACACGCTGCGACCCGGACGCCACCGCTTGACCGCGTACCCCGCGCACACGCAACCCCCCACACACAGCCCACCGGCCCGCCACCAAGCCCCGTCCACTACTGAACAACCGGTCAGTAACACCACCGCCCGTACTGAACAACGAGTCAGGAGCAGCACCCGTGACCAGCAACAACACCCCCGACCCGCTCACCGAGCAGCAGCTCGCCGACATCGAGACCCGCGCCAACGCCGCCACCCCCGGCCCGTGGTGCACCGACAGCTGGGAGATCTACCAGGGCACCGAGTACGAGCCCGGCATCTCGATGTGGATCGGCGAGACCTGCCGCGGTACGACCAGCCCGGAGCAGGACAGCAGCGACGCCGAGTTCGTGGCCGCCGCCCGGACCGACGTGCCCGCGCTACTCGCCGAAGTCCGCCGTCTGCGTGCCGAGTCGGAGCGCCGCACCGAGGACCTTGCGGCAGCCGACAATCCGACACCGCTCCGCTGGGGCCTCAACGACGTGCTGTGGGGCGACGACGACACCGTGACCGTGCTCCTGTCCGGGCCCGGCGGTGAGCCGTACTGGTTGGAGCTGGATCTGGAGCGGGCCGCCGTGTTGCGGCAGGACTTGGCCGGACCGCCCGCCGAGGAGCAGCCGGCCGTCGACGCGTCCGAGGCGTGCGGCAAGTGCAAGCAGCCGTTCGACCCGGCCGACACCCGGTTCGACGGACAGGCCCGCCACTACCTGACGCCGTACTGCTGCGGCTGCGTCGACCGCTGCCACGACAACGAGAGCGCTGATCACCGGTGCGTCATCTGCGCCTGACCCGCACAGCACCGGCCGCCCCGCGGGACTCGGGGCGGCCGGCCCGGACATCCTCTCGCACGATCAAGGAGCACCATGACCGAGACCACCGACGCCCGTGCAGCCGAACGGCTTGTCGCCGAAGCCCGGGGCGCCGTCCATGGGTCCCTGACCTTCCTGGCCGCGCCCGAGGCGGACCGAGTGCGCGCGCTGATCGCCGCCCTAGAGACCGCCGTTGAGGGCCGGACCGCGATCCGCATGGCCGCCGCGCCGTCTGCGCCCGCCGACCAGACCGCGCTCCGCGACCGCATTGCCGCCGCGCTGGCCGCCGCGGAGGGGTGGCAGTGGCCCCCCGGGTTCGACAAGTCCCAAAGCCCGACGTATCAGCGCTACCTGCGCCAGGCCGCCGTGGTGCTGGCCGCGCTGCCCGAGCCCGCCGACCGGGGCGCGATCCTGCGGGAGGCCGCCGACATCGCCGACCGGCTGATGGATGAGCGGTACGGACCGGACTGCTCCTACGCGATCGGCGGCGAGGACGTCGCCCGCGAGCTGCGCCGCATGGCCGCCGAGGCGCAGCAGCCCGCGTGCCCCGGATACGAGACCACGCCCAACCGCTGCACCTGCGACTGCGAGGGATGCAAACACCACTGCGCAGCCCACCAGGCTGTTGAGACGCAGCAGTCCGAGCCCCGGCCGGACACTCCGCGCTGCGCCCACTGCACCCACCCGAAGGGCGACCACAGCGACCGCAAGGACCACACGCCGTCGCCCACCGTGCCCCGCCGCCCGTGGTGCCACGCCTGCAATGCCACATGCGACTACGACGAGCAGCCCGCCGGCGAGGCGCAGCAGCCCGAGACGCAGGCCGCGCGGCGGGTCCTCACACCGAACGAGCACGACCGGGCCTGGCACGCCATCGAAGGCGCTGCTGGCGATCCCGGCGCGGACCCGGGCACCGTCCTCAACGCTGTCCTGCGTGCGCTCCGCATCGACGCCCCCACCGCCGAGGATGAGCAGGCTGCCAGCCCCCGCCGCAAGGCCGACGGGACGCGACAGGACGAGACGCTGCCCGCCGAGGACCCGGCGCGCATCGACCGCATGCGCCCCGAGTTCACCGAACACGCCAGCGTCGAGTCGATCGACGTCCAGCTTCGGCGAGCCCGCTCGCAGCTGCGCCGCTGGCATCTGCGGGTCGAGTGGCTGATCAGCCTGCGGCAGGCCCGAGTGGAGCAGAAGGAGCGTGGCGAGTGGCCCGCCGCCGTGTCCCAGCCCGGCAAGGAGGCCACCCAGTGATTGCTGAGGCCATCGACACCGCTGTCTCCATCGGCTGGGCCATCGTCGCCTGGATCATCCTCACCGCAGCCGCCACCACGCTCGCCCTGTACACGCTGCTCGTGACCGCGTGGACCGTGTGCCGTCTTACTTGGCGGGTGGGCCGTGCAGCCTGGCAGGCCGTCACACGGGGCGCCACGGGCCCGTCGTGGCGACGCGGGAGGCTCCGCGCCCGAATCCACGCACGCAGGCACCGCACGCGCCACAACGAGCCTACAGACGTCCCCGGGTACCAGGAGGCAGCGTGATGGAGATCGTCTACACCAACCGGCGCGAAGGCGAGAAGCGCGTCCACATCGAACTGGACGCCGAGGAAGTCGCCGCTCTGGCCGCAGCGTCCGGCACGCACACGCACCAACTCCGACTGCTGATCGAGGAAGCCGACCAGCGCCTCAACCCCACGGCCCGGGAGACCTGACATGGACCTCAACCTCGTTCCCGTCCGCTTCCGGGACGCCGCAGCCTTCGTCACGATGTGGCACCGCCACCACACGGCTCCCGTCGGCATGATCTTCGCGGTCGGCGCCGCCGATGAGACTGGCGTGCTCCACGGCGTCGCCATCGTCGGCCGCCCCATCGCCCGGCTCTACGACAACGGCCAGACCCTGGAGGTCAACCGCACCGCCACCGACGGCACCGCCAACTGCAACTCGATGCTGTACGGCGCAGCCTGGCGCGCAGCCAAGGCCCTCGGCTACACGCGACTGATTACGTACACGCAGGCCGGAGAGACCGGCGCCAGCCTCCGCGCGGCCGGATGGCGCGTCATCGCCGAACGCCCGGCGCACCCCGGCTGGGACCGGCCGAGCCGACCGCGCGCGACCACCGGCATGGAGGCCATCCCGCGGACCCTCTGGGAGGCCTCGTGAGCCGCGTCGACTGGGGCTGGGTCCTCGGCATCACCGTCATCTGCTGGCCCTTCGCGTTCTGCGCCCTCCTCGCCATCCGGCGGGGCGGGCGCGCCCTCACCACCCACATCCACACACGGAGGACCCGATGACCACGCCGCCCCGCCACTTCCAACTCCACCGCGACACCGACATCTCCGGAGTCAGCGGCACCGGGCACGTCGCCGACGGCGTCATCTTCAGCGACGGCCACGCCGCCGTCCACTGGCTCGGACGCTGGCCCACCACCACCCCCCACCCCGAGGGAATCGTCTCCGTCAAGGGCGTCCACGGGCACGGCGGCGCCACCCGCATCGTCCTCCTCGACAGCCCCGAGGCGCGCCTCGCCCGCATCGCCGACGCGCACGTCCCGGAGCAGTTCCCCGGCGGCCTGGTCAGCGGCCTCTGCGTCGAGTGCGAGCAGCGGTATCCGTGTCCGACCCGCGTGTGGGCCACCACCGACCGTGACCCGCTTGCGACTTGGGACCCGGCCGACGACGACCCGGAGGCGCAGCGATGACCTGGCACGGCCGCGCCCTCTGCACCCTCTACACCGCAGTCACCCTCTGGATCACCTGGTGCACCGTCCAAACCTGGGGCCACGTCCCCCTGTGGACCAGCATCACCATGGCCGCCGCCTCCATCGCCCCGATCTGCGCCGGCCTCCGCGAATCCACTCACGCGGACGAACTCCGGGCACTGCGCGTCGAGCTGGAGCGTGCGGCCCGGCCCGCGGTTGTCCGGCCCGTGATCAGCCAGGCCGAACGCGCCGTCTTCGACGAGCTGGTGGCTGGGCTCGGCATGGACGACGCGGCATGACCGGGCCGAGCCGTACACCCCGGGGCGAGCACACGCCCGCCCCGGGCACCAACTGGGAAGCGCAGCTCATCCTGCACGGCGAGATCCTCATCGACAGGTCTGGCGACACGCCCCGCTTTGCCTCCCGCGACCTTGACCCACCCACCCCGGAGCTGAACGACCCGGTCCCGCCCCGACCGAACCGCGCCACCCGGCGCGCCATGCAGCGCGCAGCACGGAGGAACAAGTGACCGACCGCTACACCGCCGACACGATCAACGACGACGCACTCGACCAGCTGTACGACGGGCTCGACGGGGCGTACCGCGAACGCGCCCACCTCGTCGCCTACATCGCCGCGCTCCACCCCTCCCACATCGGCTACACCGACCCCGCCGCCATCGACTGGCTTGTGGTGACCATCGAGACCCCGACGGGTCAGATGAGCTGGCACATCGCCGAACGCGACCGCGACCTGTTCGAGCACGTACGCCTCGTGCCAGCCGTGCACAACGTGTGGGACGGGCACACGACGGAGGAGAAGTACGCGCGGCTGCGGAGGCTGACCGCGAGCCCGGGGCGCGCCGAGGCCGCACTAGCCCGCGTCCGCAAGGCCTGCGCCTCCGTGAAGGCAGGAGACCAAGGCCACAGCGCCGCCGTCGACTGGGTGGTGATGCGCGTCCTTGAAGCGATCGATGCCCGTCTGGTCAACGGCGGCGGCGCGCCTGTGTCGTCCGGCCCGGCAGCGACCCAAGCGACCGAGGAGCAGAACCTCGTACACGCCCTCGGCGGCGACCGCACCGCCCAAACCATCGCCCACACCCTCACCGTCCACGGCCACACCCTGAACGCCGTACGGACCATGACCTACGCCGAACTCCTCGCCGTCCCCGGGATCGGCGGCACTTCCTTGGCCCGGATCCGGGCTGCCCTCGACGGGGTGCCGGAACCCGACGCTGCGGCAGCGACCGAAGCGACCGAGCCCGTACGGCAGGCGGACGCCGACCAAGACGACCCGCCCGTGCAGTGCTGGCACACCGAGCCCGGCACCCCCTGCGACTGGAACGTCTGCAAGCAGCCCGAACGCCTCGCCGCCGGCGACTACGGCACCGACCCTAGGAAGCAGCACTGATGGCCATCCAAACCGACTGGTCCCGACGCACCGAACTCTGCGACTGGCTCACCGCGAACGGCATCGAGCCCAACACCGTGCCCATCGACGGGGACCTCACCATCGTCGACACCGAGCACGGCCAGGTCATCCGGTATGAGACGTTCGTGCAGAAGGACGGCGCGAAGGTGATGGACCCTCGCGGCGGGGATGCCTACGAGATCCACACCGTGCCGCTCGTGGCCGAGCCGCCGGCCTGGTTCGAGCCGTACGAGAAGCCGACCCGCGAGCAGCTCCTCGCCGCAGCCGACCGCGTGCGGGCACTGCACCCTCGGAACGTGAACACCGGGGAGTGCGAGTACTGCTCGGCCCGCGACTACCCGACCTACGCGGTGCCGTACCCGTGCGACACGGTCCGCGCCCTCGACGGACAGGAGCAGCCCGGTGCCTGACCTGCACGGCTGGACCATGACCCCATGGAACTGCGTCTGCGGCCAAACTCACGCCCCCTGGTGGCGCAGCACCCCACCCCCGTCCTGCCCGCACGGCTGGCCGTCCCAACCCGAACACGCCCTGACCCCCCCGACGTTGCAGTCGATCGTCGAAGCGCTCGATGCCGTCGCTGCTCAAGGAGGCACGCGTGCCTGACCTTTACGCCCGGAAGCTGACCGCCCTCGTCCCCGCCTGCGACACCGGCCGCCACATCCACCACCCCGGGATCACCTGCGCGCAGATGGACGAAGAGATCGAATGGATGGACGAGTACTTCGCGGCCGAGCTCAGCAAGACTCTCGGCCGGAAGATCACCCCGATGTCGGAGGTACCGCCGGCACTGCGCGGCCCCAACTGGAAGGCAACCCCGTGACCGCCTACGCCGACGTCAGCGAGCCCGCCCGCGCGCTCCTCGCCGCGTTCGACGAACTCCAACTCGCCGAAATGCTCGCCGCGGCCAGCACCCGAGTCCGCCGCATCCGGGAGCTGCACCGGGAGGACTACGGGTCCTGCGCCGAGTGCACCGGGCCGGATGGCAACCTCGTGCGGTCCCCGTGCCCCACCATCCGCGCACTCGACCAGAAGGAACCGACCGGTGCCTGAACCCCGCCGCCCCCTCGCGCCCGGAGACGTCATCCACGGCTTCGCCCATGGAGCCTTCGGCCGCGACCACTACAACTGCGTCCGTATCGAAGCCGTCGGCCCGGACTGGATCGTCGCCCGCGACGACGACAAGGACTTCCCCGGGCCCAGCTTCGCCTCCGGCCGCAGGTCCCTCGAACTCTGCCAGCAGGCCCGTGACGAGGGTTGTGCCGAGTGTCCGATGCGGGAGGTTGAGCCTCCGTTGACGACGTGGCAGCGCCCGGCCTGACACCGTGGCATGCCGCGGCCCGCTGCCCAGTACCCCTACGGACAGCGGGCCGCGCGCCTCGAAGGGCACCCCTCCCGGGGACCACAGACGCTACGCCCGAGGTCCCAGGTGCGGGAAGGGGTAGGTGTCGACTTGCCCCATAATTCGAACACGCGCTCTACTGAATCCATGGGCCACTACAAGGTCGACCACCTCACCGCCACCCAAGAACGCATCCTCCGCTGCATCCGCGACGCCATCGCCGACCGCGGTGAAGCCCCCACCGTCGCCGAGATCGGGCAATGCGTAGGCATGCGCAGCCGCGCATCAGTCCACTACCAGCTCACCGAGCTGGAAGCCAAGCACGCGATCGTGCGCACACCCCGATCAGCGCGCGGCATCCGCCTCACCTGACCTCAGCCGGCCGGATCCTCATCCGCATGCCGCACCGCCGTCTTCACCGCCTGCTCCACCTCATACCGGTTCTCACCAGCCGCGCCGGCGTACTCGGTGATCGCGGCCTGCACCGCCTCGGACGCGTCACGCCACGCCCGCCACTGCTCCTCATACTCCGCCCCGACCAGGCCAGCGAGCTGGGCCCGTGCTTCTTCGGCGGCGCGTTCCAGGTTGATCAGATCATCGGGAATGTTCACTGCGGGAGTGTAGGCCGGGACGTGCCGGAGCCCCCGGCTGCGGCGCGCAGAGCGGGGGCTCGGGTGGTGTGGGGTGTCAGTCCCAGGTGGTGTCGCTCACGGCGCCCACTCCTCGCGGTAGCCGGGCCGGTCCACGTACGGCAGCGCGAGCAGGTTGACAGCACCATGTAGCGCGAGGAGCGCGCCAGCGGACGCGAGGTCGTCCGGGTGGGCGCGCCGGTTTTCCATCGCGCGTTCGTACCGTTCGACGATCCGCCGCTTGGCGTCGATCTCCCGCAGCACCCGAGCTGGATCATGCGCAACGATGTGCTCGGCAACGCCAGCCCAGTTGGCGGAGGCGCACTCTTCCGCGCGGTCACCTTCCGTGGCGACGATGACGCCGGTCTCGCCGATCTGCCGGAAGCTGTCACCTGCCCTCCGCGCGATCCGTTCGTCCTCGTCGAGTTGGTCGCGCAGCCACTGCACGAGGTCATCCATCCGACGCCTCCTCAGACGGCTCGGTGTCCTCGGCGAGGATCTGCCGGACACGTCCGAAGCTGATCCCCATCTCCTTGCCGATCGCCCGGAGTGTCATCCCGCCGTCCTTCATCTCCTGAACGGCTTCCTTCCGGCGGCGTCTCCACTCCAACGTGGCCGCGTCCATGGCTGCATCCAGCCGACGGGCCCTCTCCGCTGGCGGCGTGTCTACCGCTACAGCGGCGATGGCTTCGCGCACGCGCTGCACCTCCTCCGCCCGGTCGTCCATGTCCGTTCCTTCCCAGGGCTGGGAGGCGGATCCTTACGTGCCGTCTTGTGTAGGAAGCCTACACGCGTGTAGCGTGACTACACAACGGCGCGAGGGACCCCCCTCAACCGTGATCAACAACAAAGCCCCCGGCCCGGCGCTGCGAACGCCATATGGGCCGGGGGCGCCCACCTTCAACTCCACGAAGAGGCAGGCACGTGAAGCCTACGCAATGCGCCCCTGAGCAGCCCACCCCCGTGGCCGACGACCTGAACGCCACCCCCACGCAACTCCTCGCCCGCGCCCACGCCGACTACACCGGCCAGCAAGCCGCCACCCGCACGCAGCAGGCCCAAGGCGGCACCGGTCAGCGTCAGGGAGTCCTGCCGGGCGGTACCCACTGATGGGCGACTTCCAGGCGCGCATGAACGCCGCCAGCGACCAGGTGTACGCCCGCATCGTCGACCCCGACGAACCCGCCTTCGACGTCGAGGCCGAGCTCATGCAGGCCCACGTCGACGCGTCCGAGGGGAGCGACGACTGATGGGCTTCCTCGATCGTCTCCTCGGCAACGACCACGAGCGCGCAGCTGCTCGTCCCGGCCGCGAGTCGGCCAGCGACACCGCGGCACGGAAACGCCGGCAGAACTACCGGAAGAACGTCACCAAGACGGCCCGCGCTGGCCAGGCGTGGGAGACCGCCGAACGCGAGCGCGAAACCGGCCGACGCGAACGGAGGGGCCGCTGATGCGAGGCAGCCCCTGGTACCTCCTCGGCATCGTCGCGAGCATCGCGTCCGGCATCTTCGCCGTCGCCTGGATGACCACCCACTGATCTACCCCAGACCGCCGGGCCGCGCGTACATCCCCCAGCGCGCGGCCCGGCCCTTCCCTTTCGGAGACCCACGCTCATGAACGCCCGCCACGCCCTTGCCGCGATACTCACCGGCGCTGTGCTCGCCCTTACCGCCTGCACGTCGACACCCAACAGCGTCGACAACCCGGCGACCACCACCGTCACGGAAACCGCGGACGCCGCCCCGGCCGCCGACGACATGACGCAAACCATCGTCGACCTCAGTTGGGACCAGCAGACCGAAGCCGACAAGAACGCCATGTGCGGCGGCATCGCGATGTTCGGCACCAGATGGGCGGCCGAGCAGATGCGCATCGGCGCCGGCAACGAGTCCGTCGACTGGGACAGAGCTGCCGTCCTCGTCGAAGCGAAGTGCGCGCAGCGCTAACCCGCACCACCCCTCTCCCCGCCACCCGGAGACCCTCGTGAAGACGCCCAACGGCGACCGCCCCAAGCTCACGACCTTGCAGCGCCGACTCATCATCGCCGTCGCCACCGGAGCCGCCGCGATCGCGGCGATCGGCTTCGTCGGCTCCTACGCCGCAGTCGCCAAGCTCGCCCGGGCCAAGGGCTTCGGCGCCTTCGCGCACGCCTTCCCCATCGGCATCGACGCCGGAATCCTCGTCCTGCTCGCCCTCGACCTCCTCCTCACGTGGCTGCGCATGCCGCTCGCCATGCTCCGCCACACCGCATGGCTCCTCACCGCCGCGACGATCGCGTTCAACGCCGCAGCCGCCTGGCCCGACCCCATCGGCACCGGCATGCACGCCGTGATCCCGGTCCTGTTCGTTGTTGTCGTCGAGGCGGCCCGCCACGCGATCGGCCGGACCGCCGACATCACGGCCGGACGTCACATGGACTCCGTCCGCATGGCGCGCTGGTTCCTCGACCCGATCTCCACGTTCCGGCTGTGGCGCCGTATGAAGCTGTGGGAGCTGCGCTCCTACGACCAGGTGATCAAGCTGGAGCAGTCCCGGCTCGTCGAGCGGGCCCGGCTGCGGTCCCGGTACGGACGGCGCTGGAGGAGCAAGGCTCCGGTGTCGGCGGTTATGGCGCTGCGCCTGACTCGCTACGGGCGGGCCTTGGCTCCGGTCTCAGGTGTCCTCGACATCGAGCACGCCCCGGCTCAGCCTGTACTGCCCCCGGCTGAGCCGGTGATCCGCGAGCCTGAGCCCGGCTCAGACCGTGAGCCCGCCCGTGAGCCGGGCTTTGAGACGACCGTGCAGACCGCGCTCACCGTCGCCGCACCCGAGCCCGTACTGCCCTCGACTCCGCTGCCCGCACAGCCCGTTGACCAGCAGGGATCACGTGAGCCCGTCTTGAGCCCGGCTGAGCCCACCCTCGTGAGCCGCCCTGAGCCGAGTGAGCCGGACCCTGAGCCCGAAGGCGACCGGATCGAGCAGCAGATCGTCACCCTCGCGTCCCGGCTCAGGGACGGGGAGCGGCTCACGAAGGACACCGCGGCTCAAATCCTCGGCGTGAGCCCGGCCACCGCGGGCCGTCGGCTCAAGGCTGCGCACGGACGGCTCAGCGACGGGACGGGGTTCTACCCGTGATCCTCACCGTCTTCTGCCCGCTGGCCGCGCTCCTCGCCGCGGTCGGCCTCCACCGCATTGCGCCCCGCCGCGCCCCCGGCCTCTACCTGTGGCCGGCCGCCTGCACCGTCATCCTCCTCGCCCTGCCTACCGCGTACGTCGCCACGATCTGGAGCCACTGAAATGCCGTACATGGCCATCAACCTCGGAGGCGTTACCCTCGGGGTCGGCATCGTCCTCGCGTTCCTCATGCGCTGGTACCTGAAGGAGAAGAAGCGGTGGGGCGCCCTCGTCCCCTTCGTTCTCGCCCTGCTCTACGGGATGCTGGCCGCCCTCGCCGCGCTCGGCGCGTTCTCCGTCCTCGGCATGGCCACGTGGATTGCCCTGTGGGCGGGCAACGTCGCCGGATACACCGCGCTCGTCTGGGGCATCGGCGGCACCGCACCGGACGTGACCCGCGCCCACCAGCTGGCGTTGACGCCCGGCGGGTACGCGGTCGTGTTCCTGCTGACGATCGTGCTGCTGGCCCTGCTGAAGTGGGGGCCGAAGCAGTCCAAGAGCAAGATCCTCCTGGGGTGCATGGCCGGGATCCTGGTGGCCCTGTCGGGCAACGTCGCCGGAGTCGCGGCGATCCCGCTGGGCAGCGGCGTGAACCTCACCGGCGTCGGGTTCACCGGGGTGTTCGGGTGAGCACCGACGAGGCCCCGGAGACCGAGGCCGAGGAGGTCGAAGGCCCGGGGGAGTCGGCCGGGATGAGCGAGCGCACCGCCAAGCTCATCCTCGCCTCCATCGCCCTTGCGGCCCTGGCCGCGATCGTCATCGTGTTCCCCTACGTCGCCTACTTCGTCGCCGGGATCATGGCGTGCCGAGGCTGGCAGAAGACCCGCGGATGGATCGGCCGGCGCGGCGACGACGAGGACGGAGCGGGCGAGCCAGAGGCCGACGAGACCGTGGCTGGTGCCGCCGAAACGTGGCGCGTGCCGACGTTCCACGAGTTGTGCGAGTCCCGCGCTCGCGTGGGTACGCCACACGCGCACATCGCCGTCCTCGCCCACGACTTGGGCACGACGCCCGAGCGGGTGCGGGAGGCCCTCGACGCGTGCGGCGTCCAGGTGGAGGGCGTACGTATGCAGGGCAGGGGCTCATCCACGGGCGTGAAGGGCGATGCTCTCCCCACTCCCCGATCGACCCTGGGGGGTGTTGTTGGTGCAGGTCAGCCCGCCAACAACGACAACAACAACGCCTCGGCGACAACCCCGGAGAAGGGGTTGCGTGTAGAGCCCATCGGTCAGGCCGGGACCGTCATCCACAACCCGGCTGACGCTGTCCGCCACCACCAGGTCGGCAAGTAGCAGAACCTCCTCGGCCCCGTCGCGAACTCTCCCGCGGCGGGGCATTCGTGCGCCATCCTGAGCTCATGCCTGCCGCGCTGAAGTTCACCGGGGAAGACAAGGACATGACGCTCGACGAGCTCGCCGCGTTCGTCGACGCAGCCCGGAAGGCCGGCGTGCCGCGGGACAACCCGATCCGCGCGGAGCTGTCAACGAGCGGCAAGATCAAGCAGGTTGAAATCGCAATGGACGAGGACGACGACTGACCGCGCCTGCCACACTGGAAGCTGCGCGCCGGGTAACGCCCGGCACCCCCGGAGAAGGCCTCGCCGCAATCCCCCCCGTCGGCGGGGCCTTCGCCATTCCGTCGCCGGTTGTTGGTGGCCGGCGCTACGATCCGGGCCACCATCCGTCAGTCCTTGGGGGGACCTGGTGTCGAGTTACAGCGATGTGCAGAAAGCCGTGCGGGTTGAGAAGTTCCGGATCTGGCTGGCGTGGCTGGCGGGGAACGTCATCATGTTGATGATCGCGAACGCCACGAAGAACGTTGCGGTCGTGTCGGTGGTCACGCAGGTGTTGCTCGTGGTCGTGTTCGTGGCGCTCACCGTCGCGCTGTTCCGGATGACGGGCGCGCTCAACCGGAAGGCGCAGGCGGCGCGGCGGGAAGTCCTGGGGGACGACTACCAGTGACATGGCGAGGCCCCGTCCGGGAGGGTTCCGGGCGGGGCCTTCGTCATGTGGTTGGACGCGATGCAGCCGCTACCTCAAGGTCTCAAAGGCCACGTCAAGAGGGTGATGGTGAGCGTTCCGCGTAGGAACACAAAGTCGACGAGCAATACGAAAGCGACGGGAAGAATCAGGCAGTACGCCGCTCTCCTCAGCAGTACCCCAAAGGCTTCCTTGAGCCGGTAGCTCCAGCGCGTGTAGTCAGGCATGCGTCACCCTCCGCGTCACGTTGTCGGCTCCTCGCCCGGACACACCGGGCCCACGCGCGGCAGCAGGCCAGGGAAGGGGCGGCCGACGGGCCGGACGTGCTCCCTCGGCTCCAGCGGTGGTTGCGCTTCGCCGGTGAGCGCGAAGTGCTCGGCGTCCAGATACAGCGTGTCTACGGCGGTGGGCTCTTCGCTCATGCGTTCTTCTCCTCGCTGCTCACCGGGCGCTCCGGTGCGAGCTTGCCCACGGTCGGTGGCCGCTTCCGCTCCACGCCAAGCGCCCGGGCCCGGCGTCGGAACACCTCGGGTGTGAGCCCGGTCCACGCGGCGAGCTGCCCGACGGTGGCGCCGGCCTTCAGCTCGCGGTCGGCGAACTCCAGCATGTCGGGCTTCAGTTCGCGCTCACCTTCGTAGTGCGCTTTGTAGCGGGCGAACGTCGCGGCTGCGTCTGTGGGTGGCGTGTAGTCCTTCGGCATGCCTCCAGTCTGGCACAACAGGTAGCCCTACCGTAAGAGCTACGCGTAGCCCTATTGACAGGGCTACGCGTAGGCCTCATGATGGAGCTATCACCACGAACGAGGGGGCAGCAATGCAGAACACCACCACCACCGAGCAGGCCCGCTGCCTCCACTGCCACCGCATCCTCACCTCGGCGAAGTCCATCGCCCTCGGCTACGGCCCCCGCTGTGCCAAGAAGATCCGCAACGCGGCCGTCGACACCACCGACTACAAGGCCCACCAGGTCGCCTCCGCCCGCGAGCTGATCGAAGACGGCGCGATCATCCCCCTCCGCTCCGTCATCTTCATCGCCGTCAGCACCGACGGCACCGAGACCTACAAGACCGCCCCCACCGCCTGCACCTGCCCCGCCGGCACCAAGGGCTCGCGCTGCTACCACCAGCTCGCCGCCCGCCTGCTGCTCGCAGCCTGAAAGGAACGGCCATGCAGAACCAGACCACCGAGCCCATGACCGCCGAACGCCTCGCCGCCATCGAAGCAGCCGTGAACAGCCCCGCCGGCGCATCAGTCGACGACATCCGCGAACTCCTCGCCGAGGCCAAGCGCGCCCGCACCGACGCCGACGACCAGTACACGGAAGCCGACTACTGGCGAGAGAGCTACCGACTCACCAAGGGCCTCAGCAACGACGAGATCGGCGCCATCAT